GTACCTTCGCCGAGCTGGGGTTGTGAGCGTCCACGTTCATGTCCCAGACCTCACGCCTTGTGACTGACTTGACACGCATCTCCGTCGCAGTACGCATCCGTCACCTCATGGGGGCCGTCGAGATGCAGCTCGCGTAGGCCCACGCAGTAGTCTTCGTACGTCTTCTCGTCGATGGTTTGGTAGGGCGCGTGGTGATAGCCGTGTTCCACCAGCGGCAAGAAGCTCACGCCCTTGAGCCGGGTCTCGAAGTGCTCCAGCGCGTTGACGATGTCGCACGCCTCGTGAGGCTGGAACGTGACAGTCACCGAGACCTGATTGTCAGCCCAGTGCTCCTGGAGCGCTGCCGCGTTCTCCAGCTGTTCCCACATGGTCACGTCCTTCTTGGCGCGCTGGAAGAACGGCTCCTTCACCGCGAAGTAGATAGCCGTGGTGTTGGGCGCGCCCGGGGCCAGGTCCACGCAGCGGTAGCCGGCCGCGCGCAGGTTGTGCACGAGCGGGGAATTCGACGCGAACCGAATGACCCGAAAGTAGTACGCGCTGTGGGGATAGTGAATGCCGGGCGTCACGCCGGGCAGAAGGCTCACCGTGCCCGAGGGCTTGATCGAGGTGACCTTGACGGACTTGGGTACGCACAGCCAGCGGCTGTACACGTCGTCGAGCTGCTTCAGGTAGTCGTAGCCCTGGTCGCACCACTGGAAGAAGTTGCGGCGCCCGTGCCGATGAAACGCCTGCACGATGCCTGACATCGACGTACCGATGCGGCGGTTGCGCAGGAGCACCGCGTTGGTGCGCGAGTCGTGCGTGGACACCAACGTAACGGTCTTCGCATACAGGTACGCGAACTTGAGTGTGCGCCGGAACTCGTCGTAGGTTTCATGCCGGCTGGGGAAGGACTCGACCAGGCATTGGTACGTGAGCACGTTGCCGAAGACGCCCATGTGCCGTTCCGGCTCTGAGAAGCAGTACACGGTGTGCAGTCCAGGCAAAGGCTCCACCATCAAGACGCGCTGCTTGCGCGCACGGTCGATCTCCTCTCCTTTAGGATGCGCGTTGTTAGGCGCGAACCGAGATCCGAACCTCCGCGCCTTCTTCATGAAGGTCGTGATGCGCGACGCTTCGTAGGACGGGATCAAGAGCACCCACAAATCATGCGTGCGCTCGCCGTAGTTCGTCTCCTCACCTTCCTCTGCTTCCAGACGCAAAGAAGCGTGATTGACGCCGAAGCGCCGCAAGAGCATCTGAGCATCGCGAAGTTTCGCCTCTGACCCGTGCAGCACGTAGTGGTCGGTACGAGGATTCACACGCAGGCAGCCATCCGTGTCGATCCACCCACCGAAGAAGGCCGCGAGCGAAACGTAATCCCAGGTGAAAACTTCTTCCGGCAAACCTTCGGTATGGTCGCGCAACTGCTTCGCCATTGGCAGAGGCACCACACCATGAAGCGACACACGGCGAAACGGTCGCGTGTAACCGACGGGGTGTTGCTCGGCGTAGGGCACACCACCGAGCAACGAAAGCACCGCGTACTCCGACTCCTGCACCAATGCGATCACACGCTCGTTGTCGATGTAGCCATCACCAGCTACCCAGCCAGCCTGATAGGCGTAGTCACAGGACACACCTCCTTCTGTCGCCTGCGGCTCACACGCCTCCAACTGCATCCCCTCACGCAAGGCGCTCGTTTCGACACGATGGAACGCACGCTGCGTCTCGGAACGCGCGGACCACGCATGATCGCTGGTCACGTCCAGATACGACCCGTCGCTCAGATGAACACGATAGAGCTTCTTATCCTTCGCTGCGACGAACGGTGTGACCGTGGACCACTGCGTGCCGTTCCACACGTCCACGGACTTCCCCACCACGTTGTAGATGCACGGATACCCATCGCGCGTGAGAATGCGCGTGGCAGCACTCACACAACACAGCTCAAACGATTCGAGACTTTGCTCATTACATGGGTTGGCCCCAGCCACGCCCAGGTCTTTGCCATCGGGTGCGCGGCCCATGCGCGAGTACTGCCGCGCGTTCTCCAGCCACAGGTAGCCGGGCTCGCCGTTCTTGGCGGTACGTGCCGCGACGCCGGTGTAATCCTGACCGACCTCCGCGAAGATGGAGTTGTTGGAAGCCCAACGATGCGACCGCAGCGCGTCGCCGTTCTTCGTCGGATCCTTTAGCTCCAGGAAGGCCTCGTCGGTGGGATCACCAAACATGATCTCGGCCGAGCGACGAACGTTGCCGGCCACTACGCAACGACCGATGAGATTGAACAGGTCGACGATGATCTCCGAGGTCACTGCCTTGCCGACGTGCGCATCGAGGCGTTGCTGGACGGCATCCACCAACTCGATGAGTGGTTGCGCGCCCGCGGCAGTGCCGCCGAAACCGCGAATGAGCGCGCCAGCCGGGCGGATGAGCGAGTAGTCGATGTGGAGTGGGAAGGTAGCCACGCCCGCGTACGAGTCGAGGATGCGCCGAATGAGGTCCACCCACCCCTCGCGCGTGTCGGCCACTTGTGCAACGTCACTGATGACGGGCTTCTGGATCGTAAGCGTACCCGCGCCACGGCAATCGCCACCCACGCCGATGCCGAGCATCGACATGTCCATGAGGAAACAGAACGGCGACGAGAAACTGGTGTTGATCTCCGCCGTCGACACCATCGCGCAGTTATTCAAACTGGCTCCCCCAGCCTTGGTCACGTAGTCAGTGCCCATCATCCACAAGCCTCGGCCTGGCGGCAGGAACTTGAAGTCCCAGATCAGGCGATACATCTCCTGCGCGCTGCGCTGCGCCTTGGCTTCCCGCCACGGCAGGTGCAGATGCTCGCAGTGCCGCTGCTGGATCTGGTAGGTGCCCTCGACCACGCGCGCGAGGGTGAGCCACCACTCCTCGCTGTCACGCAGCCCCGCCGCCAGCGCGAGACGTTGATAGCGCGCCGGGATGGCTTCCAGTGGGCGCGCGTAGGTGCGTTTGTAGGTCACGTACCCGATGGGGCCCCACTTCGGCTGCATGCCCACGTACTGGAGCAAGAAGCCGTCCCCCAGCTGGAACAGCCGCGGTTGCTTGACCACGGGGAACGTGTCAGCCATTTCACGAAGATCCATGGCGTGAGCCTCCATCTCGTTCCCCCTAGTGCACGTACTCGGTGAGGTTCGACGTGCCGGTGGTGTCGGCGTCCTCAGTGGACGTCACGGCGGTGCCGTTGAGCCATTCGAGCTGGAGCGTGCGCGGGTTCATGCGTATCACGTCCCTCTGACAGGTTGCGCACATGCCCACGAGGATGCCGTCGGTGAGTGCGGCTTTGACCGGTGCGTTGCAGCAACGCGAAGGCGGCTTCCCCTTGACCAGCTCCAGTGCCATCGGCATCTCCTAGACGTCCGCCCAGCTCGCGCCGATCTTGGCGTCGACCGGGAACTCGATCGTCACACCGTCGACAGTGTGGCTCTGTGAGAGCGTCGTTTTGACGATCGCAGCTACTTCGTCTGCCTGACCTTCATCGCACTCGACCACCACGGCGTCATGGATCTGAAGAATGACATCCGCGCCTTGCGGTAACGCTGCTACCAGCTGTGACAGGCCGAAGCCCATGATGTCCGCCGCGGCGGACTGCACGCCGAAGTTGTACACGGCGGTCGCCTCCGCGTTGCCGAGCGGGAAGGCCCGGCGCCGACCGTACAGGAAGCTACGGGTCTCCAACTCGATCTGCACCTGGCGCAATAGCTTCTCGTGCCACGCGGTCACGCCCGGCATCTTCTCAGTTATGACCTTGACCATGAGCGCGATGTCCTGGATCAAGACCTTGGGGTAGTCCTTGACTACCGCCTTCCACAACGTGTCGATGGCGCCGCCGTAGAACGCGCCATACTCCGGGCGTTTGATCTGGTCGCGCAGCTCCTTGCGTTCGTCAGGCGGCAGCTGGTCGAAGTTGGGCCAGACGATGCGCGCAAACTCGGAGTGGATGTCGCGGTAGTTCTGGAAGATGCTACACAGAAATGGATCGCCGGAGAGCAGCGCGATGATTCTGGCCTCAAGCTGGCTGAAGTCCGCACCCACGAAGATCCGGCCCCGCGGCGCCACCACCTGCGTACGTAGGTTGGGACGGCCGATCTTCTTCTTGGTCTTGGGCCAGTTCATCACCTGTGGCCGCTCGGCGCCCCAGCGACCGGTGATCTTGTTGACCGACCACACCGGATGGATGCGGCCGTTCACATCCATGTAATGCGGCAGCTTTTCCACGAACGTGCTCAGCATTTTCGACGCTTCGCGGTAGTCGAGGATCGCGCGCACCTCGGGGATATGAACGAGGCCCTCCAAGATGTCGCGCTGTGTGCTGATCTTGCCCTTCTCGGTCTCCTGGTAGAGCGGCACCTTACGCGCCTTGAGGTAGGCCACCAGGTGCTCGGCGGTGTCGATGTCGAAGGTGACGTTCATGTTCTTGGCTTCCGCCATGCGAACGGCATGGCGGGCGAGGAAGTCTTCAGGATCAGGACCGAGCTTCTTGGCCGGCTTGCCCTTGTCATTGCGACGGATCTTGCGCACCCGCTTGGCCTGCTCAAACGCCAGGCGGTCGAGGAAGTCCTCCCGGATGGCCAGATCGCTGGCGCGTTCCTCGATGCCGATCCGTGCCCGCGCGATGTCCTCACGGAAGCGGACGGTCAGTTGCGCGTTCACCTCATGACTGACTGGCACGCCGACCACGTGCATGCGCTCGGCGATCTCCGCCATCTTGAGATCGACCTCGTAGGTTTTCTCCGCGCTACCACGTTGAAGACAGATGAGAAGCGGTGCGTGCAGGCGTACGGTGGCGAGCGCGTCGAGTGCGTTGTACTCGCACAGCTCATCCAGCTCGCCGTCGCCTTCCCGGAACTCGGCCTTCCACGGCGAGATCGCGAAGAACTGGGTCGCCACCCGTTGAAGGTCGTGCGCCAGGCCCGGGAACGCCGAGTGGTGCATGAGCAAGGTGCAGTCGTTGGGACCGCGGATGGGCAGGCCATGATGGGCGAGTACCGGACGATCGTAGAGGCGGTTGTGACAGACCTTACGGATGGTCGAGTCGCCGAGCACCGCCGCGATGAGCCGCCGAGCGCGTGGGGTCAAGATGGCCCACGCCACGCTGATGCCCCCGCGCGGGCACGCCAGCCCGATGGCCGACATGCGCGCGTGCAGCGGTTCCAGTGCCGAATGGCCCTCCTCGTCGGCATACGTCTCGGTATCCACCGCCACCAGCCGCACGCGTCGGGCTTCGGTGACGATCCACTCGATCAGCGTCTCCGCGCGCGCCGCGTCCTCGGTCTCCCAGTCGATGTCGTTGGTGAACCGGACTTCCTGGCCGCGCGCCAGGCGATCGACCTTGGCGGCGTCATAGATGAGGTTCCAGAACAGCAGATCGACGGCGTGTGCACCGGCGGTCACACCAGCGCCGCCACGAAGAATGGCGGCCGGGTGAACCGTGGGAATGATCTCCCGCTCACCGGTGCCATCTACGTCGCGGCTGTGCAGACTGCCGGCCATGGCCGTGATGGAGAACTTGTCGCCCAAGAAGCCCTGCGCAGCCACACCGCCGAGAGCGAGGATAGGAACACCCGGAAACTGTGCGGTCTCCAGCGCCAACCGCGGCGCACAGCATTCCCGCGCGCGGTGCTTCATGGTGTCGGTGGCGTTGGCCGAAGGCAGGCACAGCGTCGCGTTTGTCACGAAGAGCTGCTCGCGCGGGACTTTGATCGCGGCGAGTGCCTTGTCGACCATTTTTCCAGACATCCCGACAAACGGCCGGTTTCGCTGCACCTCGGTCTGACCGGGACCTTCACCGACGACGAGCCAGCGCGGATTCCTGGGGCCCTCACCCGGCACTGGCCGGTTGGCCGCGCCGTCCTTGGTCGCGAACGGACACTCCCCGCAACGCGGCGAGAATGCCGGTCCGCGCAGGAGGGGCAGGCGCGCGACGTCGAGGCCGGTGTCGGTGTCGGTGTCGGTGTGCATGATCTACCTGACGCGCAGGTAACCCCAGTCAGCGGATCCGCCGTCTGACCATTCGTCGCGCACGCGAACCACGTACTTGTCCGTGAGCAGGTGGTTGATCACGCGGTAGAGCGACCGCTCGGTGACCGATCCGTAGTCGTTGATGACGTTGTAGTGGATGTCGCGCATGGGACGCGCGTAGTGCCGACTCACCGCCCGCAGCACGCATTCTGCGAGCACCCCGTCACGGCGGCGCGAGTGCGCCACGGTGACCACACGACCGGTCTCCCCCTCTGCCTGACGTGTGGTCACCATGGAACGCATCGCACCCCTCCTGTCGTTGCGGTTGCCTACCTACCGATCAGCCGACTACGGCCGACGCGCGCCGGCCGCGGGGCCGTTCGCGGTGGGCCGACGACCCGCCTGCGGCGGCGGCGCCTGCTTCACGGCGCCCGGGATGGCCATCTCACCCTGGATGCGCGCGGCCGTCCGCGTCTCCTGCTGGCCGGTCGAGGTGTTCATCTCCGAGTACTCCTCGTGCACGACGATGGCCGCGTAGCGCGCGCCCACGAGGGCGCCCGAGCTGAAGCCGCCGCGGTCGTCGAGCGGCACGCCACAGGCCTCGGTCAGGTTCTTGAGGCGCTGGCGCGACGCGTTCGAGTCGGTCATGAGCGTGAAGGTCGCCCGCATGGTGCGGCCCTTCTGCTCGCACTCGTTCACCACCTCGTTCTCCAGCACGAGGACGGGGTTGCCCTTGCGGGACTGGTCCCGACCCGCCGTCTTGATCTCGAACTCGTACTCGCCCGGCGGCAGGCGCGACGAGGTGCCGTCCCACGGCTTCACCGCGGGGTCGGCCAGGTTCATGTCGATGTAGTCCAGGTTCCCTTGCGCTGCGTAGTCGATGGCCATGATGCGCTCCTTGCCCCGTAGGGCGTGTTACTGGTTGGCGATCAGCCGCACTAACGCGACCGGACCGTCTGCCCAGGTGAAATGATGCGGCGCTGGGGCGCGGGCCCCGGCGCGGGAGTCGTCTGCGAAGCAGCCGTACCGTTCACCGGCCCCAACGGAGGCGCCGGCAGGCTGAGTGCCTCCGCCATCGCCAGATAGGACGCGGTGGGGAGAACATCGGGGAGCAGGCCCTCGTCGCGGCCACCCGCCTTGTAGGCGCCCCACTGCCGGGTGTGGACCTCCCACTGCGGACCGTCCTTGGGGTTGGCCTGATAGGTCCGGTGGAAGAGCAGGTAGTCGACGCCGGCGGCGAACTTCTGCGCGGACTGTCCCGACAGCATGGGCATGCCGAATGGCGCGTCCTCACCAGGAGGCTTCTCCAGGCACAGCCACACCACGTTGAGCGGCAGCGAGTGCACCCGGATGCGGACGTCACGCAGGTGCGCAGCCAGCTGCCCGTAGAGCAGGCGGTTGTCGGGCGTGCGACCACCGGAACGCGCCGCGCTGTCGATGGCGGAGAAGAACAGATCGTTGTAGAACGTGAGCGAGTCGACCACCACCGTGAGGTACTTGCCGGGCTGGGTCGTCACGATCTGCCCCAAATTGGTGATCGCCTGGCTCATGTCTTCGGCGCGTTCGATGGCCCAGCAGTCGGGGTAGCGACCCGGCTCGTAGAACCACGACGGGTCCATGTTCTCGATGGTCGTCCAGCCGGTCTCGGTGTTGTCCGACAGGAAGAGCGGCCGCGGAAAAGAGGCACTAAATCGAGTTTTTCCCGATCTCATGGCGCCGTACGACAGCACCGTGATGCGTTGCTGCGGCGTCTTCTTGCTGAGATCCACGATGCGCATTAGGTCTCCTCTCGCTGACCGCCGTCACCGGCGCAGTGATCAAACAATTCACAGAGTCCGTACCGGCCCACGCAGCCAGCACGCGACCGTGGCCAAGCATTGGTGACGCGCGCCATCTGCTCCAGCGCCCGCCACATACGAAGGTCGTGTGCATGCGCCTCGCTCTGCCACGCCTGCACAGGCACGACCACGCGCGTAAACTGCGGGACCTTCTGCTTGCCGAGAATGTTGACGATCACGCCCTGGAGCGGGCCATAAATCTCGGCCAGGTTGGCCTGCTGGTAGACCATGATCTGGCCGATGACCTCACCGTCGTTCTTCCAGCCTTCGAGCGTGGACTGATCGAATCGACTGCTGGTCTTGTGCTCGCACACGAACACGCCCGGCACCACGCCCGGCCGCGCTTCTTCCACGCGAGCCAGAAGATCGTACCGGCAGGTCACGCCCTCATCACCCTCGGCAAGACGCTCCACCGCCAGCGGCGTGAGGTAGTCGTTGTCGTAGTACGATGCGTACGCTTCGTAGAGGCGCCAGGAGTCCATGACCATCTGCGCGGACACGTTCGAGGCCAGTAGCTCCTCACGCAGCACGTCGGGCGTGAGCGGGCCTGGCGTCATCATCTGCAAGTAGTGCAAGGCCAGGAGCGTATGCACCGTCGACCCCATGTCGAGGTAGCGCGGTGCGCGCCCGCGTACGCGGCCTTCCACGACGTAGCGCATCTTGTAGAGGTACATGCAACGCTGGAGCGCCGCGTACGACGACCAGCCGCGACCCGAGGCGCCGCCAAGCCGCGGCATCCCGTAGGACTCGAAGATGCGGGCAAACACGTCATCGATCGGTTCGGTGACCGGCGGCTCCGTCGAGATGTAGTCATCGATCACGGGCAGGCTGCTGCGGTTCACGCGCCCTCCGTGCCGAAGTCGTCGAGGGTGAAGTAGTTGTCGTCGTCGTCGTCGGCCGGGGGCCCCGCGTCATCGAGATCGGCGCGCGAGGCCATGATGTCGGCGCGCAGCCGATCCAGATCAGCCGTCTGGTCTTGCATGCCGAACGCGGTGAAGATGGTGTCGATCGCGGTGTCCGCCGCGGGCGTACCGATGGCGTCCGCGAGGCTGCACTTCTGCCACAACGCCTGTACCAACGCGCGGTCGGTCTCGTGGTCGACCACCACGTAGGTGGCGGTCATGGGCTGGTCGGGCGAGAACGTCCGCATCTCCGCCTGTGCCACGTTCGCGGGCGTCCAGTCCAGCTCGGCGAAGATGCAGTGCCGCGCCGCCGACAGGTCGATGCCGACCTGGCCCACCGACATGGTGATGACCAGCGCCGCCGGAGAGGTTTGCGCCCACGCCGCGAACGTGCCGCCGCGCTGTACATCGGGTGTATCGCCGGTGACCAGGAATGCGCCACGGCGTAGATCAATGAGTTGATTCATGATCATGGTCGCCACGTCGCGATGCCACGCCCAGATGACGACGCTCTCACCGGCAGCGAGGTAGCGCTCGGCCAACTCCACGGTGGGCGCCACCTTCACGGCACCGACGAGGCGCCGGTAGTTGGCCAAGCGCCCCACCAACGTGCGGCGGCTATCTGCCTTGCGGATGGCCTCGGACGCCATCTCGATCTCACGAGTCTTCTTGGCCGGCACGTCAGCGATCTCGATCGATCGCTCGATGGGCGGCAGATCCGTGCGCACGTCGGCCCAGGTCCGGCGCAACATCAACTGACCAAGGCGCTCGCGCAGCTCTTCTACGCGTGAGACGCCGTCGGCAACAAAGCCGTAAGCCCCGGGGTGGCCGTTGCAGTAGGCGAGTGAAAAATCGTACCACTTGCCGAACGCTCCCGGCGCCAGACAGCCGAGAATCGGCCATAGTCCCGAGGGCTTGTTCCACAGAGGTGTACCCGTGGCGCACACCACCCGCGCCGCGCGCGAAGCCAGCGCCAGCGCCGCGATAGTCCGGTTCGCGCGGCGGTTGGAGAGCAGATGCGCCTCGTCGAAGACGAGGGTGCCAATCTTGAAGCGCCCGTAGTTCATCCAGGACGCCACCACATCATAGTGTGCGAAGACGACCTCGCGACCGGGTAGCTGCTCGGGATCATACTTGCGGGTCTTGATGACGAGCGGCTCGACGCCAGGCCACCGACGTGCGCACCACTTGAGCCAGACGTCCCGGGTGGCGAGCGGCGCCACGATCAACAGCTGACCGTCACGGGGCTCGTGGGCGGCGAGTATCTGCACGGTCTTGCCGAGGCGCATCTGATCGGCCAAGAGCGCGCCGCGGCGCGCGCGCAAGTACTCCCGACCTACGTGCTGGTAAGGCCGCAATGCCCAGCCCTGCGAATTAGTCATTTCATCAAATGACAGACGCGCGGCCGCGGTGAGCGAGCGGCCATTTAGCAGTTCTGCTACTTCGCTATGCGTCATTGCCAGCGCCGGCAGGTGGGTCCGGTGCACCATCAGGCGATTCTCGCGGTCGAACTGCACGATCGGCAGCTTCCCCACCTCGGGGAGCCACTCGTTCGGAACCCGGAACCAGTCCGGTTTCCCGACGAGAGCCACGATCATATGTGACCGCGCAGTACTGGCGGCGGCCGTTCCCTGAGTGCCCACTCGCTCGTCCCCGCTACGTTGCCCTGGTGACGCAAGCTACGCGGCGCGCACACAGGCGTCAAGGAAAATTTCGCACGGCCGCATTAACCTTGACACTTCTCAATGGTCCACGTAAACAGGATGCTCGTAGTTCAGGGCAAGGTTCTAATCAGCAGAATAGCAGATTTGCTAAATGGCTGATTGACGAGGCGCGAGTTGCCCACAGGCCTGTGAGTTAGCTGTGGACAAGTGATGGAGGACCGAGGGTGGCGAGCAACGTGATCCCGATCGGCGGTGGCGCCACGCCGCCGACGTCAGCCAGCGGGAGCAGCAGCACGGGCACGGGCGGCACAACCACCCAAGGCCCCTGGGCTACCACCCACGAGCAGACCATGCGCCGGATCATCGGCGCCATCCGTCAGAACAAAGACGTGCCCCGCGACCTGCTGCCGATGCACGTCTACAACCGGGTATTTGATCTGGAATCTCGTATAGGTAGCACGTTCATCTACGCCAACGGCAAGCCGTACTTCCTCGACGGCATGAGCCGCCGCCTGTTCGAGATCGATCCCAAGAACGCGGACTTCACAGGGCTCTTGGGTTCGCGCTACACGCTGTTCTCGTCGGACAAGCTCACCCACGAAGTGATCTCGCGACTGGACGCGTTCACGCGCGAACAAGGCATCCGGCGTGAGATCCGCCGCTTCGCCTACTACGACACCCGCAAGCAGGTGCTCTACCTGTCGCGCTACGACGGCACCTGCTACCGACTCGACGGCACGTACGGCCATGGCGGCGGCGGTCACGGTTTCCCCATTGTCAATAATGGGGACGGCGTACTCTTCTATGACGATGATCGTGGCGTCCCGTGCAATCCAATCATTTCAGCGCACGGTAAACTGCTCCCCACTCTCATTGATGATCTTCAGTATGCAGAGACCACGGGCGGCGGCCTCACCCCGAAGTCGCAGCGCTGCCTGCTCGCCATCTGGACCTTTGCGCTCGCCTTCCCCGATCTCCTGCCAGCCAAGCCGCTGTTGCTCATCGAGGGTCAAAAAGGCAGCGGGAAAACCGCAGCGATTCAACGCATTCAACTCGCGATCCACGGCCGGGCCTTTCCGCGATCGATCGGCAAACACGATGAAGAGGGCTTCGGCGTTACCCTCCTACGTTCAGGACCAGTCACACTCATTGACAACGTCGATACCTACCTGGAGTGGTTCCAGGACGCGCTCTGCGCGTACGCCACCGGCGGCGGCTGGAAACGCCGCAAGAAGTACTCGGACTCGGACGAGATCGAGATCCACCCACAGAGCTTCATCGCACTGGCTACCCGCAACCCGTCTACGTTCCAGCGGGACGACGTGGCGGATCGCTGCCTCATCATCCGCCTAGAGCGCCGACAAGACCGCGCCAACTACCTGCCGCTCAGCATGCTCATGGATCAGATCCATCAACACCGCGCCGTGCTCTACGGAGAGTGGCTCTACTACCTGAACGAGATCGTGGCACGGCTACGCGCGCGCACCGTAGATGCGCCGGTGGCTCACCGGCTCGCCGATTTTGCACACCTCGCACACGTAGTCGCGGCCGTACTCAACGACGAGACGCGCGCGTACACGCCGGCGCTCAGAAATTTCGCGAGCGACTACGCGACGTTGCAGGAGCAGTTCGACGCCGCCCCGGATGACTACACGCGCCACGCAGTGCGCTTGGTGATGGTCCAGCGCGAGATCGAGCACCGCGCCGCGGAAGACACGCTCCTCTTCAACGTCGAGGAGATGCTACACGCCGCACAAGAAGAACGTGACGTGCTCGCGTCCGAGAACGAGCCGCTCATCGACGTCTTGTTCAAGTGGATGGACAACACCCAAAACCACGGCCGTGCCGTCCGGGCTGTCGACCTGTTCCGCGAGCTAGCCGAGATCGCACAGAAGGAGCAGTGGCGCTTCTGCAAGTCGGTGAAGGCGCTGGCCTCGAAGCTGCGCACGACCGAAGGTGCGCTTGCGCGCCACTTCAAGGTAACGCGCCGTGACGTGCATGGTGGCAACACCGTCTACGAGTTCCGCCGCAACGAGGAGACCTGATCTGATGACCGCCTTCCCGAACCAGTTCCCCGACAGCAAGGGCCTGTACCAGTCCATCGGCGCGCGTCTGGCCGCCGCTGGCGGCGTCCTCCACTGTGACGGCTGCCACCGCGAGCTTCCCCTCGGGGACATCGCTCACTACCTTCAGAAGGGCTGGCCAGAGTGCTGCGCGCGCACCATGCGGTGGATCACCGCCAAGGAACGTTCGTCTGCTAAATAGTAGATTAGCAGACTGGAGTGTGCTAGCGTAGTCAGGTAGGCGTCAGTGCCCACGTTTTCAGGACGCACCGCCAAAAACTTGACGCGCATGTTGCAAAAACGTAGAAGTGGGCGACCGACAACGGGGGTTCAGATGTCCGGCAAAGGGCAGGGTAATAACTCGGGGTGGGCAACGCTGCATGTACCCGCGCCGTTCAGAAAGTGGCTCAAGGCGCAGGCGACGGCGGGAGACGTGCCCATCTATAAGTACCTGGAGGATTTCGTCGCCAAGCACCTGGGCAAGCGTCCGTGGGATCGGTCTCGCAAGGTCGAGGACACCGAGTAAGGGGGAGATGATGACCATGAGTCCGCAGGCACTGAAGGTGGAACAAGATCACGCGTACAAGCTGTACAACGTGTACCTGATGACGTACCTGGGCCAAGACCCGCCCGAGGCGCGCACGTTCGGTGCCGCACCTGAGGAGCAGCTCGCTTACAGCCTGGCGTGCTGCTGGGGCCGAATCGATGCACGCCAGGACTCCATCGCTGTGGGTAGGGCCGAGACCGCAACAGCCGGGCCCGGTTCCGACAACCGCACCGACGAGGCCAACACCGCCATGGAAGCCCTCGACGACATAGGCCCCCGCCAGCTGAAGGATGTCCTCAAGCTGATCAACGAGGGTCTCGATCGCAAGCCTAGTGAAGACGAGGACGACGAATAGATGCAGCGGGTGGTCGGCAGCTGGCGGGACTTTCGGATGGTGGCGTACGCGCTGCCCACCTACCCGCACTCGTTTGCCGGCCGCGCGCTGGTCGCCGATGCACTGTGTGGTGAAGTGATTCCGCACCTGCTCGCCGAGGGCGGTGGTGACACCGTCACCTGCTTCACCGCGCGCGAGATGCCCGAGTGCGTGCGCGTGCAGATACCTGAGGAAGTCATGAAGTCGCCCGCCGGCGTGGTCATCGCGGTGCGCGAGCTGCCCATCGACATGGTGTACTTGGTCGCCGCCGAGCTACAAGCCGAGCAGTTCATCCGGGTCATGGGTACCGCCACCGTCGACGGTGAGGCCACGGATGTGATGGCAATCTGGGATCGGCAGTCCGGCTTCACCGCCAGGGGGCGTACCGCGTCGGGCGCGCTGTGCACCCTGTCCGAAGATCTGATCGAGGACATTCGACCGGCATCCATGCAACACCGCGGTACGTCCGGCAATTTCCTGCACTAACGCGCGGGCAAGCGCGAGCAAGGAAAAGGGGAACATGGGCACCGTAAGCACGGGCAAGCGTAAGTCACGCGCAGGGATCTCCTTCCAACACTGGTCGTCGGCCGACGACGCGGTGTTGTCCGCGGCGGTCGCGCTGCTCAACAACAAGAGCAAGGGCAAGCTCACACCGGCGCGCATGGACACGGTGGCCACGCAGCTGATGCAGAAGCTGCCCCAGCGATCGGGGAAGGGCATCGCCACGCGGATCCGATATCGATACAAGGCCGCGCCGCTGGCGTTCTGCCGCATCCTCGACGCCAAGGCGCACGCTGCGCGGAAGGCGAAGGTGAAGGCAACGACGAAGACGCCCACTACTGTAGCGGACATGGTCGAGGCCGACAACAAGAACGAGAACTGGGTCACCGTCGCCGAGGCCTGCGCGCTCACGGGTTACACCAACTCGGGGATCGAGCTGATGGCGCGGCGCGGCAACCTCCGACGCAAGCAGATGGGCCCCAAGAACCGCTGGCACTACGATAGGACGGCGCTCATGGCAATGGCCAACCGTCAGAACGGTGCGCGCGGACCCCGCCCGCGGAAGCCACAAGTCCCTCGAACCGCCGGGGCCGAGAATGAGAACTGGATCACCTGCAAAGAGGCCGCCGCGCTCAGCGGGTACTCCGTTCGGACGATTGAAGGCGGGATGATCCGTCGCGGCCTGCTTCAGCGCAAGAGGCTAGGTCCCAAGAATCTCTGGCACTACGACAAGGCGACGTTGATGTCGTGGGCCACCACGCACGGTCGGGGCCGCCGTGGTCCCTACGGCCCGCAGGGGAAACCGCCCACGAACGGCCACGCGCGGCCGCCCACCCCCACCCCCAACGGCAAGGGCAACGCGTCCACGCGGGTGATGACGCAGAGCTTGATCACCAAGATC